ATGCCGGCACTAAGAACGGCAAAGACAAATGCGTCAAAACATCTAAGAAAAAGTAACTCTAAACACATGAAATCTATCGCTATCCTCCCCGCTATTCTCCTTGCATCTGCTCCCGCTTTTGCTGGCCCCTATGTAAATGTGGAAGCCAACTCCGGTTTCCTCGGCTCTGACTACAGCGGCACTTCTACTGACTTCCATATTGGAACTGAAGGTGCATCTGGTGTTGCCTCCTATGGCATCCAAGCTGGCCCCACTGTTGTCTCCCCTGACGGCGGTGCAGCCGAAACCATTCTGACCGGTAAGGTCTTTGGCTCGGTTGCTGCAAGTGAGAAGCTCTCGGTCTATGGCGAGATCGCTGCAGCCTTTGATGACGTCAATAGCTACGGCACCAAAGCAGGTCTGAAGTATAGCTTCTGACATTAAAGAACAGGGCTGGACTGGACAAGCGCCTTGCCAGCCCTTACCAAAGTGCGCTCATACATACCCTGACAAATAACACGCACTTACTACTTTAATGACTGCTTCAATCTCTTTGAAAAAACAGTCGAGTGCCTGGGATCAATTTTGTGCCTGGGTAACTTCGACTAATAATCGACTGTACGTTGGCTGGTTCGGAACACTGATGATTCCGTGTCTTCTGGCCGCCACCATTTGTTTCATCGTTGCCTTCGTGGCAGCACCACCTGTTGACATTGATGGAATCCGTGAACCCGTTGCAGGCTCCTTGCTGTATGGAAACAACATCATATCGGGAGCCGTCGTTCCGAGCAGCAATGCCATCGGACTTCACTTCTACCCAATTTGGGAAGCTGCTTCACTTGATGAATGGCTGTACAACGGGGGTCCATTCCAACTCACAGTATTCCACTTCCTCATTGGCGTCTATGCTTACATGGGACGAGAGTGGGAACTTAGCTATCGACTAGGCATGAGGCCTTGGATCTTTGTTGCATACTCTGCGCCGGTTGCTGCTGCGACCGCTGTGTTCCTTGTTTATCCGTTTGGACAAGGCTCTTTTTCTGACGCTATGCCCTTGGGGATATCCGGCACCTTCAACTACATGCTGGTATTCCAGGCTGAGCACAATATTCTTATGCATCCTTTTCACATGTTGGGTGTGGCCGGCGTTTTTGGTGGGAGTTTGTTCTCTGCTATGCACGGCAGCTTGGTCACGTCTTCTCTCGTCCGTGAAACGACGGAGGACATGTCATTGAATTACGGCTACAAGTTTGGACAAGAAGAGGAAACTTACAACATCGTTGCAGCGCACGGATACTTCGGGCGACTTATTTTCCAGTACGCATCCTTTAACAATAGCCGCAGCCTTCACTTTTTTCTGGCTGCTTGGCCTGTTGTTGGTATTTGGTTCGCTGCTCTGGGCGTCAGCACGATGGCTTTTAATCTTAACGGCTTTAATTTTAACCAGTCCCTTCTTGATAGTCAGGGACGTGTTGTTCGTACTTGGGCCGACATCCTTAACCAAGCGAACCTGGGATTTGAAGTCATGCACGAGCGCAACGCTCACAACTTCCCTCTGGACCTTGCTTCTGTTGAAGCATCTCCAGTCGCCTTGTCCGCCCCCACCATCGGCTGAGGCTGAACCGCCGTCCGTTCATCCACACGTGTGGACGCATGTCGCCTGATCATGGAACGGGGGTCAGGTACTTGGAGAATCCAAATGGCTGTCAAAGTCACCTACAAGTATCGCGGCGTTTCTTACACCAAGACTATTAATCGTTAATGGCTCATCAAACCTCCAAGCTTCGGGCGTCAATCACTAGGATTGGGCCTGGTCCTGAAGTAAAGGAAGAAGAAGAACCTACAACTGAAGAAGAAGAAACTCAGGAAGACCCTGAGTGAATCGTTGGGAGAGCACCTCAGAGTCGGACTCTCCCTTCCTTGGCGTTGGCCCACTACGGTGGACACCCTTCGCCGTCTAGACGGTGGGATAGACCACAAATAATTGAATAAAAAATTTTCTCAAACGTTTGGGAGCAAGCTTAAACATACTTACTCCTACTAATGGCACATCAATCATCTGACTTGACCACGTCTCTAACGAGGCAAGGTCAACTTAACGGCGCTAATGACGCCCGCGCTTTGTATCTCAAGCTTTTCTCTGGCGAGATGTTCAAAGGCTTCGAGTACAACGCCATCGCTCGTGACCTGGTCATGAAGCGTACCCTTAAGAACGGCAAGTCTCTGCAGTTCATCTACACCGGTCGGACCACCGCTGAGTATCACACTCCTGGTAACGCCATCCTTGGCAACAGCGACGGTGCACCTCCGGTGGCTGAGAAGACCATCACCATTGATGACCTTCTGATCTCCAGTGCATTCCTGTATGACCTGGATGAGACCCTGGCTCACTACGAGCTGCGTGGCGAGATCTCTAAGAAGATCGGCTATGCACTTGCTCAAAAGTATGACCGTCTGATCTTCCGTGCAATTACTCGTGGTGCTCGCGCCAAGAGCCCTGTGCAAAAGGCCAACTTCATCGAGCCCGGTGGTACTCAGATCCGTGTTGGCTCTACGACCAACGCCTCTGATGCTTACAACTCGACCAACCTGGTCAACGCCTTCTACGATGCAGCCGCTGCACTCGACGAGAAGGGTGTCTCTAGCGATGGCCGTGTTGCCGTCCTGAACCCCCGTCAGTACTACGAGCTGATCCAAGCTGTCGGAACCAATGGTCTGATCAACCGTGATGCTCAAGGCACTGCACTGCAGTCTGGCCAAGGCATCATCGAGATCGCCGGCATCAAGATCTACAAGTCCATGAACATCCCGTTCTTCGGCAACTACGGCACGAAGTACGGCACTGGTTCTGCAACCAACCCTGGTGTCACCAGCCCTGGTGAGACCGGTAGCTTCGTGGGTGAAGCTCTTGAGGATGGTCGCAACAGCGTGACCGGCATCAACAACGATTACGGTCAAGCCTCCAACTTCAACAACAGCTGTGGTCTGATCTTCCAGAAGGAAGCAGCCGGTGTTGTGGAAGCTGTTGGTCCTCAGGTCCAAGTCACCAGCGGTGACGTGTCTGTGGTTTACCAGGGCGACGTGATCCTTGGCCGTCTGGCCATGGGCGCTGACTACCTGAACCCCGCCTGTGCTGTTGAGCTGTACGCCGGTACTGCCACTGCACCTGCGCAGTTCGGTACTGTCCAATCCGCAACCAACAACGCTGGTTACGGCGGTTAATTTTTTCTTTTACGGGGACTCTTCGGAGTCCCTTTTTTTTAACTACTGACAGATATGCCTTTTCCTACTTATGCTGTATCCACCGAACTGGATGCTGTAAATCAAATACTTAGCTCGGTGGGACAGGCACCTGTCACCACACTAGACCTACAGAATCCTGAGGTCGCCATTGTTGTCAACACCCTACGTGAAGTCAACAAACAAGTTCAGAGTGAAGGATGGATCTTTAACACTGAACGTGGTTATGAGTTAACTCCTGACAGCACTACAAACGAGATTGCTTACCCAGCTAATGCTTTGCAGATTGACTGCAATGAAGCACACAAAGGTAAGTACGACGTAGTCCGTAGAAGCAGCAAGCTCTACGATCGACTCAATCACAAATACACTTTTACTGAAGACATCAAAGCTGACATTATCTGGTACTTCGACTTCACTGATGTACCGGCACCGATCCAGGCATACATCACAGCAAGGGCTGCACGTATGTGCACTGTCAAGATGGTCGGGGATGCACAGCTGAATCAACTTCTGCAAGAGCAGGAGATTCAAACTCGTGCAGCCGCCTTGGAATATGAATGCAATCAAGGTGATTACTCCATGTTCGGATTTAGGGACGGCGAGAACCACTACAACAGCTATCAACCATTCCAGGCACTGAAACGATGAGCACTATTTCCCAAAGAATACCTTACCTATTTGGTGGTATCTCTCAACAACCTGACATTAAGAAGAGGCCAGGAGAGGTACGTGATTCAACCAATGCCTATCCTGACTATGCACTGGGTATGCTTAAGAGACCAGGCGGCAAGCATGTCGCGTCTCTTGAGAATGCAGCAGCTAGCGGACGTTGGTTCTCTATTCTGAGGGATGCAAGTGAGAAGTATGTAGGCCAGTTTGCTAACGAGATCTTTCGTATCTGGAGCATCACTGACGGCCAGCCACGCAAGGTTGACATGGGGTCCACGGTTACATACCCAGGCACCTGCAACCAAACCACGGTCGGCACTGCACTAGCCACATACCGGACAGCACAGGACGACACTGCTGCCAAGCTTGACCTGTTGCACACCGCACAGGCTGACTACGCAGAGAAGCTTGCTGGTCAGACTTCCACAGTCCAGAGCCTGTTTGCTGTCAACTACAACTACCCCGGTGGTGCTGTTGAGCAGTACCTGACCTCAGGCATCCTCAAGACAGAGGCTGGGGTCTTCACCGTCAAGAATGCAGACACTGTCGTAGCAGTCAGCTCGACCCTCCCTACGGGGTATGCACTAGGTACGGAGCTCACAGAAGAGCATCCCCTACTGGCATCCCAGGGGTACCGGGTCTACCAGGCACACCTGACAGTCGCTGCTACTAGCAACTCCACTGAGCTGACGGCAGCCACCACTGCCATGAACACGGCTCAGACCAACTACAACACTGCTGTGACGGCTGAGGCCACTGCCAAGACGGCATACAACACAGCCATTACCAACTGCAATATCAGTGCCACACCAGCCACCAGCTATCTGAAGGATGCAACCGCTGATGACATTGAGTTCCTGACGCTGAATGACTACACGCTGGTACTGAACAAGAGCAAAGACGTAGCCCTGACCAGCACGACTGAACCTGCTCAGCCTCACCAGGCACAGGTTGTCGTCAATGTCGTGGCTTACAACAGCACCTACAGCGTGACCCTTGGGTCAACGACGTTCTCCCACACCACTCCTAACGACACCTCAGGAGCGACCACAGACGGCGGAACCATCGCTGCGGCTCTGGCCACAGCCATTGATGCCAACGCCTCTTACAGCGCCACACAGGTAGGTCCTAGCGTCTACATCAGTAGCAGTAGTGCCTTCTCTCTGGAGGTCAAGGGTGGCTCCCAACAGGACGGCATCTATGGCTTCCAAGATGAGATCCCTAACGTCTCTCGCCTACCGCTTCAGTCGAAGAATGGGTACGTAGTCAAGATTGCCAACTCGACTGACCTGGACATTGACGACATGTACGTCAAGTTCGAAACCTCCAACGGTCAGAACTACGGGGTTGGCTCCTGGGTTGAGACCAGAGCACCTGGCATCAAGTATGAGTTCGACCTGAACACGATGCCTCATGTCCTGGTACGTCTGGCAGATGGCAGCTTCTACTACGGCCAGGCAGATGGCTCCACACAGGGAGGCGCAGTCCTGCCTAAGTGGACAGACCGGCTGGTAGGGGATGACACCACGAACCCATTACCCAGCTTTGTTGGGAACAAGATCTCGCACCTGTTCTTCCACAGGAACCGACTGGGTGTCTTGTCTAACGACGCTGTGGTCATGAGTAAGGCGGGTGACTTCTTCAACTTCTTTGTAACGTCAGCACAGGTCACGACTAACGATGACCCAATTGATATATCTGCATCAGCTACTCGACCAGTATTTCTTAACTACGTCCTGCCTTCCAGTGTTGGCCTGGTGTTGTATGGAACGAATGAACAATTTATTCTGAGTACTGACTCAGACATCCTCAGCCCTACGACTGCGAAGGTCAACACGCTTAGCAACTACGAATCAGATCCTGAGGTGAGGGCCGTGTCACTTGGTACGACACAGGCATTCATCTCAAAGACTCCTGTCTACGCACGCCTGTTCGAGCTGTTTGAAGTCAGTGATGACAGGCCGCCTCTGATGCGTGACAACACACAGAGCGTGCCAGAGCTAGTTCCTCAGACAGTGGACAACCTGATTGCCTCACCTGGCTTGTCCATGGTGTCCCTGGCAACGTCAGGCTCAAGCACTGTCTACCAGTACAAGTTCTTCCAACAGGGAGACCAGAGGGCTGTCAGTACTTGGTACAAGTGGGACCTGACCGGCAAGCTGCTGGATCAGTTCTTTGATGACAGCACCTACTACGCCGTCACCTACGACGGCAGCAACGTCTACGTCAAGTCGTATGACATGAACCAGTCCAGTGAGTCAGGCTTCCTGACCCTGCCGACTGGGGAGAAGACGGACGTGTGTCTGGACCTGTGGAACGTCAACCCCTACAGGACCTACGACACCAGCACAAAGAAGACACGGGTGTTCCTGCCTTACGAAAAGGTCGGCACCGAGAAGCTGACGGTGGTAGTCCTTGGTGGCTACATCGGTGCAGCGTCCTCTCTGACCAGTGCCTCTGTGGGTGCGACCCAAGAGGAGACGGTAGCCGGGTCTGCTGGTGGGTACTACGTAGACATCGATGGGGATTACAGGGGACGTGACCTGATCATTGGATACACCTATGACATGTCCATCAAGCTCCCTGAGTTCTACGTCTACAAGCAGAGCAACGACCAAGTAAGTAACGACGTCACCTCCAACCTCATCCTGCACAGACTCAACGTCAGCACAGGCCTGAGTGGTCCGGTGACCTACAAGGTAAACATCACAGGAATCCCGAGTTACAACAACACGGTGTCGGTGACATTGCCTAACACTTACTCACTAAACAACGTAAACCTCCAAGCTGAGGCCATCCACGTCGTACCTATACATCAACGAAACAAGAATGTCAGCGTAGAAATCTTTGCTGACAGTGCCTTCCCTGTGTCCATCCTTGGAATCGATTGGGAGGGTAAATACACCAAACGATTCTATACACGTGCATCTTAACCACCTTATAAGACGTGCGGGCCTCGCTGATATTGCTGAGGTCTCATTAAACCTAAGAGATGATGACATACGTGAGGTAGTAGAGGGAGGCGGGATAAACCCCGTCCTCTCTATTCTTCATGATTACCTGAACTCTGACGCCGTTGTGTTTCACGTACCAAACGGCAAGACTGCCGGTATAGCTGGCGTGTCTGATGACGGCTGTGTGTGGATGCTATGTACACCAGCAATCGAAGAATATCCAGTCACATTTGTGAGAGAAGCAAGGCGGTGGATTGAAAGCCTGCCGCACGCAATACTCCACAACAGGGCTGACATTCGGAACACTACACACTTGAAACTTTTAAAACATCTTGGGTTCAAGTTTCTACAGGTAATACCTGATGGACCTAACAACATCTTATTCGTAGAGTTTGTAAAACTATGCCAGTCCCCGCATTATTTGGAATAGCACAGGCCGGACTTGGCTTGATGCAAGGGATCTCAAAAAACAGAGAAGCAAAAAGACAAGCAACAGCACAACATGGTCAAGCTGTATTTAGGAATCAGTTCCAGAACTTGATGATCGATCGTCAGAATGATCTGACTCGGGAAAGGTTTGGCAAACAGGTTGATCTAGCTAACACTCAATTCCAATTCAACCGAGAGGCTGCTCAACGGGCGCAATCTGCTGAGCAGGTGAGGATGAATGAACAGATGCAAGGGTTTGCTTTTCAGCAAAGCAACATGCGTGCAAGTCTGCTTCAAGCTCAGGGAGCCAACGCCGCTGCAGGTCGTGCAGGAAACAGAAGCTTGGCAAGAGCTAGTGCAGTAGCGACCTTAGGAAACTACGGACGACAGCAGGCAGTACTGGCTGAGAACTTGGCTAGTGCACGTGGTCAGTCCCGACGAAATATGGAACGTATTTCACGACAACGTTTGAGTGCTGATAACAGAGCATTCTCTCAGGTAGCAATTCCCCCTCAACTACAAACACGCAACCCTGCACTTGCTGCACCAACCATGCCTCGCATGAACATGGGGCTAATGATTGGACAAGCTGCATTTAGTGGCTTGTCAACTGCATACAACATGACTTCGCCTGGTGGCAAGTTCCTTGGAATGAAAAAACCCGGTGGTACTAATTAATGGAAGAATTTGAATTTAGAGCACAGTACTCACCATCAGCCACCCCTGAAGCGTTTGAGCCTGTAGAAGCAGTTGATACGACTCAATTGATGGAGCGTAATCAACGCATTGAAGAAGACAACATGCGTCGGCGGTTGAAGGAAACTGCTGACGAAATGGAACGTCAAGAGATAGCGCTGGCCAGTGTCAACGAACAACAACTAGAGCAGATAGCTCAGTTCTCGCAGACCGCCTTTAAGACTCTGACGTCTGCTGCACAAGAGTTTCAGAAGAAGCAGGCAGAGGATTTCTTTGCTGAGGGTATGGACGATGCCAATAAGATGCTCGCCCAGAATCCAGACTTTGATGCAGACGAAGAAGCACTGCGTCTGGAGGATGAACAGTATCAGGCAGACATCACTAAGCAGCAGAAGGCTGGCCTACCTAACGATGTAGCCGCACGGCTACGCACACTATCTGGGTGGGCTAGGTATGGATACTTACGTGGATCCATCACTGCACTGGGTTATGGCTATTCAGGATTTCTTGACCAGGCTTTCAGGACTGACAATCAAAAGCTAGAGCTTGATGGCGAGACATTCACCATTGCTACTGCTAAAGGTGTCTTGCAAAAGCGTATGGCGTTGAACGTTCTGCAGAAGAAATACTTCCGCATGAATGGCATGGGTGATGTGTCACCAGCCATGTTGAACAAATATGCCATGGACCAGATGCGCAAGGCTGAGGCTTCTGTCCTCAGTGTTGAGCGTGAGGAAGAGACAAAGAACCTTGAGGCTGAACAGAGAGCTACAGCAACTGGTGAGTTCACTTTAGATGCAAGACGTGCTCCGAACGTTAAGGCACAAGCAGGTCTGACCAAGAAGCTGATGACTGACTTCATGACCAAGGGCGGCATGACTGCTCATGAAGCACGTGTAGCAATGGTTGAGGCTGTGTATACTCATGCGTCAACAATTAAAAATCCGTATGAGCGTCAGGCTTTTATTGACTTCCATCTAAGAGGAGACAAAGATACAATAGTCAAAAAGCCTTACATTGAAGACAAGCTATACGCAGGGATTATTGCCAATAAGGAGCTTGAGTTCCGTCAGCTTGATCTGAAACTTGACCAAGTAGAGGAAGCAGAAAGGCAGCAGGTTGGCAAGGATTGGACTCAACAACAGTTAGATCTTATTGAACAGACTCAGATATCCACTGGCCGCATTCCCGACGATGCTTACATACAGAAACTACGCACGGAATGGAAGAATGACCCAGTACTGTCTAGCTTAGGTAGATTCCCATCTGAGCTTGACGGATATCCCACGCGGGAGCAGATGGATCTTGAAGAACAAAAGGCCGGTGCGTTAGCTGACTTCAAAGAAGATAGCCTCACCCTGGAGCGTCTCAATAACAAGTATCCACTGCTGTTGCAGGATGAGAAGTTTATCGAAATGGCCAAACAGACTGAGGCCAAGATCGGTGGTGATGGACGCTATACATACACGGGTTGGACCACCCTTGAAAAAGGACTACATGCAACAGTTGTTGAAACTGCAGGTCTTAATGCACGGCATGAAACCAGGAGTATCCACAGTACTGATGCAACAGCAGGTAACTGAAGATCTCCACAAACGTGCTGCTGAGATTAAGTCAGCCAACAAAGATAAGACTTGGGCTCAGTCATATCAGGAAGCAGCTTTATCGCTGACAACTGAGATCAAAGCTGGTGCAGGCAATCCCAACTCACGCTATGGCTTAAGTGGATACGGATCCGCTGCTAGCTGGAGTATGTTTCCAAACTCTACCTTTGGCGGAAGAGAAGAAGCTGAAAAGCTGGCTCGCATCAACGAAGCACATGGCCGAACTTATGGACTTAAAGGCTTAGAAGATAATACTAACGGTCACTTCTCTAAAGAAGAGATTGATGCACTAACAAATCCACAAGCCGATGAAGCTTTGCAGCAAACGTCAACGTTCAAACTGCGGAACTACATCGACGCACATAACAGAAGTGTAAATAGGAAAGATGAAAAAATCACTTACAGTCAAGGTGTTGCTGCTCTCAATCGTTCTATCGGAAACAGCAGTGTACAGCCTAAAAAAGACCCTTACGAGGAAGTTGCACAGCGTATTGATGCTCAATACAACATCACCCAACCGACTGTGGCACGAGCTAACAAGCTTGGTGTCATTGGCAACCTTCCTCCGGCAGAGATCCGTACCGGCACTCAGGGCGCTTACGACGTAAGTCTGACTGCTATTCACTACGGCCTGCCAGAACAAGTCGCTCCTATTGCTGGTGCTGTCTGGGCCTTGGAGTCCAGTTGGGGTAATAAGGAGAGCGGTGACAATAACTATTTTGGAATCAAGGGAGAAGGTACTGTCCGTGATACTCAGGAATACTCGAATGGATCAATGGTATCGACGAGCGCTGAGTTCAAGGACTATCGATCCAAGCGTGAAGGCATTGGTGATTTCGTCAAACTCCTACAGAAGCCACGGTACGCAGCAGTCTTAACTGCTTCTACACCACTAGAGGCTTTAAAAGCCCTCAAGGCTGCTGGATATGCAACCGATCCTGATTACGTATCCAAGACTTCAAGCATCCTCCGGGATATGGGTATCAATCCCAAGCGACCTTTTATCAATCAAAACCTGACTGGGGCCGGATCTTCCAATCCTGCAACTATGGGTGCTGCTGCACGTGACTTCATTACCGGTAACACTGGTGTAGGTACAGGTGCACATGTCCATGTTGCATTGAATAATCCAGACCAAGTAAAGGTAAATCCATCTTCAATTCTAGACAACCTATACGTCAACGGTAAGCCTTTACGTACTCAGTTTGCAAAGACCAGTGGCTACGGCCCTCGTACTGCGCCAACTCCAGGTGCCTCTACTTTCCACCAAGGTATTGACTTCGCCACGCCAACAGGTACGCGAATCTCAGTACGTGGTGCCAGGTATATGGGGACAAGCTATGACAAAAAGTCCGGCTACTACAACATCTATCGGCTTCCCAATGGCTATGAAATCCTGCTTATGCATGGACACAGATCAAATGCCGGGTAACAAGTAATGACAGAAACTCCTACGGGAAATATGCCAGAAGATCCTAATAAAGATACAAGCGCTCGCTACGGCGACTTTCAAGAGCTTGTAGAGCAGGATCGAATGAACAACCCTGATGCAACTTCACCGTTGACAGGACTGAGCTACAATCAAGAGAAAGAAATAGAAGAGGCGAAAGCGGAACAACAGGCACAGATTAAAGCTCAACAAGAGAAAGAAGCTCAAGAGCGCCAGAATGCCAACCCTCTCCAAGAGATAGGCACTGCAATTGTGGGTGCTGGCATTGATGCTGTAGAAGGTATTGGTGGGACGGCGGAGATGCTACTCACCGGTAATGCCTTTAATCCTGAGTTTGAGCCTTCCTGGTTGCAGGTTGATGACAAGATTGAGCCTATGAACAAGACCGTTTGGGGAAATATCCTTCGGACTGGTCTTGAACTAGGTCTTGGTACATGGGCGACTATGGGTGTCGGACACCTATCAAAGCTCAGCAAGGTTCAAAAGTTCCTCACGAACCCTGTAAAAGCAGGTGCTGTTGCAGTGTTTATGAGTGAGACTTCAAATGAAGCCACTCTCAACGACAGTCTGAATGGCGTAATGCCGTGGCTAAACGTCACCACTACCAGCGAGACGTCTACGCCTATTGAAAAGAAGGCAAAGCACGTCCTAGAAGAGTTGGCACTTGGTGGCATTGCAGCACGAGTCTTCGGCCATAGAGCCGGCAAGGCTGTAGCCCAAGGCCTAGAGGACGGAACCCGTGGCACAGGCCGAGCAGTAGAAGTCATCCAAGGTGAGCTGGACGTCGTAACCAAACAGCTGGACGACCTGCCTGAAGGGGTGACGACTGAAAAGCTCAAGCTGATGAAGAAGCAATCACAGCTGGG